TAAAGCCAAATAGAAATTGGCCTGATCCTCAGCATCGGCCAAATGACGCAATGTCGTTTGGAAAATCTGTGATAATTGACCATAAAGGCCAATAGATGCGATGTCGCTTTCACTTGTTTCATTTTGACTGTTTTGGCCGTATTGGATTGTGATGTTGTTTCTCACATCACCTGCGCGTTGCTTAATAATCAAACCTGATGCCAATGCATCATTTGCCGTCAAATCAACATAGCCATTGGCCGCCAAATAATTTGTGCGGTGTGTGCTATCTGCATACCCGATTTGCCCGGTTGCGGATTCGTAGAGGTATCCCAATCCCGATGTTGCCAAAGCTGAGACAAGCGAATACACATCAGTCCGGCTGGATGAGCGTTGCGAAAGCTCATAATTGCCCGGCCTGTCAATTTCGCCCAATCCTGTGTTTTCGGCATCCTGCCACTGGGTCGTTGGATCATAGTTTGCCCATGTTAAGGCTTGAGGTACTTGCTGCCATGTGGCAAACAAAACTTCTTTCAAAATGTCAAAAATCTGATCACCATCAAAATCATGTGAAAGCACGCCATCGGTCAATGCTTTTGGCAATCTGGCAAGCGCGCCCAAAGCAATGATGTTGATTCGTTGTACATAATCGGTGGCACCAACCTCAGCAACGGCGATGCTTACCTCAACCACCGATCCGCCAAAAATTGGTACAAATGTAGCTGTCGAATCTTGCAGCTCAATAGTCAATGAATTATTGATTTGAATTGCGACATTTGTGTGATCTAAGTTCAGTATTTGCAGATTAGAATAACCTGCCTGTGCCTGCTCATAAATGTTTGTCCGACCGCTTGTGATCGTAAGGTTTGCCAAAGTAAGGTTTTGGTATTGGACACCGCCAATGGTTACACGCCAAACAGGATTAAAAATGCTCATTAGATTGCAACCAATGCTCCAGCACCGCCTGTGCCGCGATAAAACGAATTGTTGAGCGTGTCCACAATTTCGCGTGCTGTTCGTTCCGGATCGATTGAACCCGTCACATTAAGATTGATTGTGGTAGCTCGGTCGCGTTCCTCACCAGCGCGAACTGCAGCTGCATCAAAAACAGGCGTGCCACTAGCCATTTTGTCTAAAACAGCATTGAGATCGGCTGATGCTTTTTGAAATTCTTTTGATGCCGCAGCGATTCCGGGATCAACGATCACCGATTTGCTTTTGGCTTCGGCTAATGCCTGCTCAGCTGTCAAACCTCTTTTTTGACCTTCAACAATGATTTTTGCTTCGGCTTGACCAGCTGCAATTGATGCTGCCAATTGAGCTTTTTCTGCTGCTGTTTGCTCAACCGCACCGCCTGTTGAAAATGATGTGCCATCTGGCATTGTGCCGCTAAAACCTGCCGCACCGGCTGACCCGGCCGCAGCTGTATCTGATTTATTTGCTAAAGCGTTTGCACCAGCTAAAACGGCAGCTGCTAAAGCTACGGCTCCAACACCAAGCAATGGATTTAAAGCAAAAGCCGATGCAACACCGGCAACAATTGCGGATGCCTTTAAAAGGTTGTAAGCCTTAATTAAAGTATTGATTGCAGCAATCGTTGCCATCACACCGGCCGAAATTTTTGAAACAACAAAAACTGTGCCAATTACAGCTGCCACGGCAATCAATTCATCTTTAAATTCAATGATTGTTGCAATAATTCCTTTTATTCTCTTGCCCCACTCAATTGCTGTTTTTTGTGATTTGGTCAAGCTTGAATCAAGGCCATCGGCACCTGTTAAACCATCAACAAAACTTTGAACCACCGGAACAACATCGCTGAGAATAAATGAAGTCAATTCCTGAACAACAGGCAACAAAGCTGCGCCAATTTGCTCTTGTACTTCATCGCTGGCGATCTTGATGCGAGCAAATGCCTTCTCAGTGCTTTGCGCTTCGTTATCAGCAAAGCCGCCAAAAGTGTCTGTAAGCGTGTTAAAGACTAGATCAAAATCTTTTGATTTTAAAATTGATTGATCAAGACCCAATCCCAATCGGCCCAATGCATTGAGATTGCCATCGTAGGCTTTACCCAAAGCGTTTGCCACAGCTTCCAATGGTTTGCCTGTTGCAGCTGAAACATCCAAAGCCAAATTGAGTAGCTTTTGAGCTTCCTCAACATCTTTGGTTGATCTAACCAATCGACCAAAAGCCGGGCGTAATTCATCATCTGTAATTCCGATTGCAACGCTGGTCGTGCTGATGTACTTCTCAACACCGGCAATCTGTGCAGCTGTGGCCGTTGTTGTGTTTTCAATGGTAAGTGCAAGATTGCGCTGTGCTTTTTCATCCGCTGCGGCATTTTCAATTGCGACTTTTGCATACGCACCAATGGCCGCGCCAGCTGCGGCAAATGCCAAAGCGGCTTTTTTGCCAAAAGCTGTAAATTGATCGCCGACTGTTGTTGTATCTTTTCCAGCCGTGTTAATGTTTTTGGTGAAATCAGCAACATCTGCCAGCAAGGCTAACTTAAGAGTTCTGGATTGTCCGGCCATTTTACCACTCCTTCAAAATGCGATCAAATGATTCAAGCCATTGGCCAATTAAATAAGGTTGCTCGGCTCTTAGAGTTGGATAAATAAACCATCCTTTTGATCCTCTACCTTCACGGCCTGACCAAACTGGAAATTGTTTAAATTTGTTTGAGCCGAATTCGTAACCGCCCCAAAGCTGTTGAGTTGTACCGCCACCGCTAAATTTTTGAGAAACAAAACCAAATGACAACTCACCAATTTTCGAGGATTTGCTTACGCGCGATCCTTGAGCAATTCTGGACGCAGCTTGATTTGGACGGCTTGCAGCTGCACCAATGATTTTGGATTGCAAATAAGTAGCCAAACCATTGCTCACGCCTTTTGCTTGAGAAACGGCTTCATCATCCATCGCTTTAAAAGCCGACAAAACGGATCGCAATTCTTGCCTGTTAAATGCGACCGCTTCCTCAGCCATTTCTTTTCTCCAAAATCTCTATTGCCGTCAATAAATCCTCAGCTGTTTTGAATTCGCTCCGGGGTTGGCCACTTGCAATGGCTACTTCCCAAAGCACCCGATTTATGCTTCCGGCTCTGTAACTTTTGGGTTTGCATCACCAACAATGATGTCAGCAACAGTCTCACACCAAATTTCATACGGCTTTACAGGTTTGCCTGCAATTTGCCGTTTCATCGCGTGGTATGCAAGAAACAACAGATCGGACACGCCCATTTTGTCTTGAGCTTGTCCAATCGTGTTGCCAGTCTTGTTTTCCCACTTTGCCCATTCCGCTGGATGCGCAATGTATGTTTCAGCATTGCCATCTGTGTATTCAATTGTGATTGCTAGTTTCATTTATTTGCTCCCGATTCTTTTCTTAGCTGTATGTTTCAGTAGGTGTGCCAATTACTGTCAGCGACCATGTGTCTGTTAGTGCTCCTGGAGCAGCACCGCCAGCTGATGGAAAGATTGGCAAAACTGTAAAAGTGAAAACCGCTCCAGTAGCAGCTGTCAAAGAAACAGCCACAGGCGTGTTTGGGTTATTTTCAGCATTATTCCACATGTTTTCAAACAATGAGCCTTGCGTAGCTGTTGATCCCCAATCTTGCAAAAGTTCAATTGCAAATGTCCATTGCTTATCGACCGATCTGTATGCTGGCCCGTTGAGTGTTGTGTATCTTTCAATCGTGGTGTCACATGAAAGCGTGGCGGATGTTGTCTGTGCAGCATAGACTTTTGTGTCCAGCGTGAAAGACACATCGCGGCCGGTAATGATTACTGTACTCATTTGATCTCCTTAATTGGTGTAGTAGGTGCTTACTTGTAAATCGGCCGTGAGGTATTTACCTGCACCGACTTCCAATGGCTGTGGTTGATTAACATTGCCGACTTCATAGCCGACAGGCATTGCGCTAATGATGCTGATCATCAATTTTTCAAGATTGTCTAAAGCTGCGGCATTGTTGGCATATGCAACAACGCCAGTCACAGTCAGATTGACCTTGACTCTTGTGGTTGTTTTGCCGATCAAAACGCTTTCCAAATAAGGTGCATCCGGGATCAAACAAATGCTGGGTGATGTCATTGTCTCTGGGATGCCGTTGTACACATTGGCGGCAATGCTTGAAAGTGCCGTTTGCAATGGTGTGCGGATTTCGGATTCGATGGTCATTGGCACATCGTTTCGACATCAAGAAACGGCCCCAAAAGGCCAACGACTCTATTGGTCAAGCTGCGGCCAAGAATAAACGGCGATGGCTGAAAATTATCTGACATGATTTGATTGCCGGGAGCTGTGATGCTCTGGAAAATTTCAACCGACACAACCAAAATTGCGTTTTCGACCGGTGGTGTGTTTGCGTACAGCTGCGCGGCTGATCCACCGGATAAAGTAGCCAAAGCGTTAGGAATAAACGGCAATGGGTATGTGCGATCAGCCGCGTTTGTTGCAGCTGTAAAAAGGTATGGCTCAATCCGATCATCGGTGACTGTATAAGTCGCGTTGTATGCTCCGGCCCCGGTTACAACAACAGATTGACCCGGCACAAAGTAATTTGGCCGCATTGTGGTGAAATAAATGACGGAATCACTCACATTGGCAAAAGTCACCGATGATTGGTATTGCGTAAGTAAAGGCAAAATCGTTTGTT